GGAACTGTTGTAGATAGCGATAACCCACTACCTGTTTCGATCGGTGGACAATCAATTAATATTACTGGACCGGTCACAATTCCTGGAGAAGTAGAGGTCAGTAACGATTCAGGCGATCCACTTCATGTTGATATTACGGGCGGCACTGTTGAGGTGACTCAAGGTACGACTCCATGGGTTGTCTCTGCTATCACTGCGCCTATACTTCCTGCTGGATATGGACAGATACATAAGTTCGGTGCTGTACCTGCTATGAGTCAGGACACGAACGGAACGATATGGGATGAGAACGATACCGTATATCCATGGACAACGATCGACGCCGGAAGCACACTCACTGTAACAGTTGTAGAACCCAATAACGAAAACAACACAAGCACTGCGTTGTCTGGAGACACAGTAGAAATTCAGGGTCTAGATGCCAACTTCAATTTGTTGACCGAAACCGTGACAATATCTGGTAGTGGCATAACCACTGTTGGTGTATTCAAGCGCGTATTTCGTGCGATCTATCAAGACACAGGGATAACTGCGAACAGCAAGCGCATACTGATTCAAGCAGGATCAACGACTGTCGCTAAGATTCTCGAAGAAGTTGGACAGACAATGATGTCAGTATACACTATCCCTGCTGGCAAGACAGGATACTTGCAGAGGTTAGATGTTACCGCGCAGGGCACAGCAACCGGAAGTTTCAAACTGTATGCCCGCGAAGGCGGAACCGGTACTTTCGTGGTTAAGCACATCTGTGAAGTCAACGGTGTTGGTGGACCATATCAGTTAGAGTATCCGGTCGCTCAAGCATTCCCAGAGAAAACCGACATAGATGCACGCATGCACACTCTCTCTAATAACGGCAGATACACCTGAACATTCGACATACTATTGGTTGATAATTAATATGACAAATAATATCCTCTCCTTTGGTTCCTTTATTACCGAAGCATTTGATAATCCTTACAGGTACACTGGCGGTGCGGGTGGACCGAGAAGCGGGACCATTAAGTATAAATTCTTTACTTCTGAGAAGGATGAAATAGAAGTGACTTTCGAAAAACTCGAATGGTCCGACGAAGAATATACATGGATGATCGCGTTTGACAGAGACGGCAGGGACAATGTAACTGGTGAAGGTGATGCTATGAGAATCTTTGCCACAGTGCTAGCAATCCTCAAGGACTTCACGAAAAAGCACAAACCTCCAGTGATAGGATTCTCGGCATTCAAGTCAGCAGAAGATCTGGTGAACAAAAAAGGCAGCAAGAAAGGTTCCCGTGAAAAATTATATCTTCGGATGGTTAAGAAATTCGCACCAAAACTAGGATACGACTTCAGTTCACGTACTGATTCCAAAATGACAGACTTCGAGTTGAGAAGAAGATAATGGAAAATTTCGCAGAATTTATTACCGAACAAAAGAATACTCATATGACTCACATCGAGGACAAAGTCCTATATGGTGGAGTCAGGGGAACGCGCGAAGCAATCAACGCTCTCCGCTCGCTACGTGATACCCTTGCTGGTAAAAAGGAAGGTTCGGTATCAGTTAAGTGGGATGGTGCACCTGCAATCTTTGCGGGTACTGACCCAAGGGACGGGGAGTTTTTTGTTGCAAAGAAAGGCATCTTCAATAAGAATCCGAAGGTTTATAAGACTGCGGCGGATGTTGATGCGGACACTTCAGGGGATCTTGCTGATAAATTAAAAGATGCATTAAGGTATCTTCCAGAATTAGGAATCAAAGGAGTCATCCAAGGAGACTTTCTGTTTGGGCGTGGAGACTTATCATCAAAGAAGATTGATGACAGAACTTATGTGACATTTCATCCCAATACAATTGTTTATGCGGTGCCAGTAGAACAGTCAGAACCGGTTCGTAAAGCAAAGATTGGTATTGTTTGGCATACTACTTATACCGGTTCTTCTTTCGAAACGATGAAAGCATCATATGGTGTTAATGTGGCAGGTCTAAATAAATCTAAGAATGTTTGGTCTCAGGATGCTATGTTACGTGATGCTCGAGGTGCTACAATGACGAGCGCAGAGACCGAAGAAGTAACTAGTATCCTCTCTTCCGCCGGCACTATGTTTAATTCTATATCATCTTCAACGTTAAGTCAACTAGAAAATAATCAAACGTTGGCACAGCATATCGAACAATTTAATAACACATATGTTCGAGCAGGTACGGTGATCACCAATACACGTTTACACACCACTAAACTCATTCGATGGATTAAAGCAAAGTACCAAAAAGAGATAGATGCTAGAAAAACAACGAAAGGAAAAACAGCGCAGCAAAGGAAACTTGATGAACTACTCTCATTCTTTTCTACCGAAAATAAGGCGAGTTTGATCAAAATGTTTGAGTTGCAGAAGTTGATCGTCTTAGCGAAATTAAAACTTATAAATAAACTTAACAGCGTTGGAAAATATAAAACTTTTGTTAAGTCTGCTAATGGTTATAAGGTTACAGGTCAAGAGGGTTATGTAGCAATTGATACGCTTGGTGGTGACGCGGTGAAACTTGTTGACCGTATGGAATTTTCATACAACAACTTTTCACCCGATATTTTGAAGGGATGGCAGAAACCAACGAGGAGATAGTGAAGTGGCAAATCCGCTTTCATTCAAGGATTTCTTGGCAGTAGACTATACGCCAGGAATGCCTGATCAGATTAGTTATAATGCGATGAAGCGCAAACGCGGTCGTATTGGAGAAGACACGACGGACGAAGCATTAAGTTTCGCTGCACGACGTGCGCTCGGTCGAGCGATGATTAAAAATAAAGCAAAGATAAAGATGGGTCGTCGACGCGCAATGCAAAAGACAGCAACCCAAGACGTTATCATGAAGCGTGCACGCAAAGCAGCAAGAAGCACCCTATTCAAAAAGTTCGCCAAGAAGGACAGGTCAGAAATGACACCTCAGCGCCGAGCATCAATCGAAGACCGCATAAATAAGATGAAGGGTAAAGTCGATAAAATTGCTCGTAAGATGATCCCTCAAATAAGAAAGCGCGAGCGCGATCGTAAGTCTGCGAAGTAGGGATTATATTATGACATTTGAAGCACCCTCATTCAAACAATACCTCGTTGAAGAAGAACGCGAAGTATTCTTCACATTCGGTAGAATGAATCCTCCGACTATCGGTCATGGTAAAGTGATGAATGCACTTTCTACCAAGTCGGGCAAGAACCCATACAAGGTTTACCTCTCCCAATCTCAAGATGCTAGAAAGAACCCGTTGTCTTATGACAGCAAGGTAAAGCATACGCGCAAGATGTTTCCAAAGCACTCCCGTAGCGTTATCCTTGACAAAAAATTAAGTAACGTCTTTGAAGTGGCGACAAGTCTATACGATCAAGGATTCAATCGAGTCACAATGGTGGTCGGTTCAGACCGTGTCACTGAGTTCGAGACGCTTTTAGCGAAGTATAACGGAACCAAGGCACGGCATGGTTTCTACAACTTCGAGCGTATTACAGTTGTTTCGGCGGGTGCACGTGATCCCGATTCATCGGGCGTAGAAGGTATGTCTGCATCGAAACAACGCGAAAACGTTAAGAATAATAACTTCACATCATTCGCACAGGGCATACCCAACTCAATGTCAAACCCTGATGCTAAAAAATTATTCAACGATATTCGACGAGGCATGGGTCTCAAAGAATCCTCTCAGTTCAAGAATCATGTTGAATTGAAGAAAGTATCTGACCTTCGAGAGAAATATGTAGAAGGCGGTTTATTCGAAGAAGGCGACCGCGTTGTAATCAAATCAACAATGAAAGAAGGGCATGTCCATCGTCTTGGAGCGAACTATGTAATTGTTGCTCTAGATGAGGGAAGGGTCTCGCGTCAATGGTTAGATCAGGTTGAAAAGACTCAGCAAACCATTGAAGAAGATACGCAGACAGATATCGTAAACTTCATAGATCGAATCACCGGTGCTAAGAAGTACAAACAAGCGATCCGTATCTTCCTCGATCTTCGAAAAAAGAATCCAAAGAATGCCGTCCAAAACCTGAGAAAAACTTCCCAGATGACCGGCATTAATGTTCGATCCCTAGACAAAGCATTTAGAGATATGGTGAAGAAAGGTCAGATGCCGAGTCATCTCCTTAACTATCCATCTTATCAGCGCGAAGAATACTCGCCGCAGAAACATGAATGGGGAACAGACGCTTCTACAGCATACGCTAAGAAAACGACTCCAGGACAGAACGAAGGTGCTCGTCAAGACTCTGACATCAAAGATCGTAAGGGCACACAACCAGCAAAGTATCACTCCGGTTTATCCAAGGCGCAGAAGATCGCTCGCGACCGCCAGTTCAAGAAGCAGTCTAAGATGAGCGATAGTAATCCTGCCGCATATAAACCTGCTGCCGGAGACAAAACTACTAAGACAAAACCATCAAAGTACACTACTGCATACAAGAACATGTTTGGCGAGAATGCTGTTGATCGCGCAAAGAAAAAGATTGAGCGTGAAAAGGAAGTAGATAAAGTCAAGCATGATAAAATGATGGATCGTGCTCGGGTTCTTAATGTTCGAAAGAAGAACAGAGAAACCAATCCAAACGAAGGCAGAACAGATCCTGTTGCAAAGAACCTGAATAAATATAATAAACCGGCGACTCACCGCGACCGTAAGAAAGACGACAAACGCGGATACGAGAAACATAAAGGAAAGAGAAATGAAATTTAAAGAATTTGTTCTGAATGAAGATGCGTTGGCAGATAAGGCAGCAAAGTCTGGAATCTCTAAAGCGACACTCAAAAAAGTATACAACCGTGGCGTCGCTGCATGGAAGACGGGACACCGTCCTGGAACAACACCGCAACAATGGGGATACGCCCGAGTGAATGCGTTTATCGTGAAGAAAAAGAAAGGTGGACTAAATCACGATAAGGATCTAGCATGAGTAAGACTAAGAAACCGCGTAACAAGAAAATGTCTCCGGCAAAAAAAGAAAGGTTACAGCAGTCTACTGGTTTACAAGATAACAAATTAAATTTAAATGGTTCCGGTTCCGCGAACTTAAAAATGATTAATACTAACCGCGCACAATCAAAAGTATTTCGCGGCGCATCAAGAGGAAGTTAAAATGTCGGCACAAGATAAGTTGGATCGCTCAGCAGCGAAACACGGTTTAGGTTCTGATGCGCGTAAGCGCAGGATTCAGAAGGCGAAGGATTTCTTCAGTAAACCTGTGCCGACATACAGCAAGGACGAGTTGCGTAAGATGGGTCATCCAGTTGAATCAACAGCAGAGTATGGTAAGTCAATGGATAGAATCAAAGACAAAGAAAAGAACGCTGCTATCAAACCGAAGGATCGTGATACTATGGGCAAACTTGCTGACCTCATGAAGAAACAAAAGCGAACCGAAGCATATCGCAAACCTACACAGGCAGAGATTGACGCTGACAAGAGGAAGGACGGTAAGAGCAAGGATACTTCTGACAGATACCGTAACATGAAAAAGAAGATGTACGGTAATGCGATGGGCGGTCTAAAAAAAGAAACGTCAAGTCAAGAGTTCACCGCAGTACCAGTAAACACTGCTGGTGATGTTAGCGGCGGCGACCGTAAGTCAATTGAGAAATTATCTGCTATGATGCAGAAGCGCTCGAAGGATATGCGCCAGAGAGAATCGGTAAACATGAACGAAGCATTGCCAGCACACCTTCAGGGAATTATCGGTAAAGACGGAAACATTGACGCTAAGAAAGTTAAAAAAGATCCAGTACTCAACAAGAACAAAACTAAAGTTACAGATGTGACTCCAAAGGGTTATGGTCCTAAAGAATCAGTTGCGACTGCTGACAAGAAACCACAAAACTACCGTGACCCTGAAACTGGTAAGTTGAAGACTCGCATGGTTCCGGTCGACAAAGATGTTGTTCGCGGTAACGATGTTGCGAAGGTTGTTAAGAAAAAGAAATTTAGGGATGTCAGATAATGAAATCATTTAAATCGCATTTAGAAGAAAGCGTCGATGCGTGCTGCGAAGCGTGCAACGAAGAATTAGAATTAACTGAAGCAGAGTATCAGGGCAAGAAGGTTACTCTGAATAACCCTATTCGCGGTGGTACAAAGAAGTTCTATGTCTTTGTTAAGAACGAAAAGGGAAATGTCGTAAAGGTTTCATTCGGCGATCCGAATATGGAAATTAAACGGGACGATCCAGCGCGACGCAAGTCGTTTCGCGCTCGGCATAACTGTTCCGATCCAGGTCCAAAATGGAAAGCAAGATATTGGTCTTGTTATCAATGGAGATCAGGAGCGAAGGTCGACAGCTAAAATATAAAAGTGTATAAATAAAAAACAGTGTTTGAGCAATACAGTAAGTAGACCTTTCTACTTCACTTGACAATGTTTTCGTCAGGATCAAGCGTTACTTGACAAAAAATTAATGGATCAATTGGAGGACATAATGTCTACATCGAACTACGATGAGCAAATTGCAAGAGTAGAAGAAAAAAGTTCGGAGCGCCTCGAGCGCATTGAGCAAAAGATAGATAAACTTGCTGACGTGATTGTACAGATTGCAAGAGTAGAAGAAAAGATTTCAGATTTAGAAATAAGGAGAGAAGAGC